TCACGTTTTATTCTCCACACGGCTAGCTTTTACATCCACGATTACTCCAGCTAACTCTAGGCTTCTATACACATCACGCTCATAGCGTCTATGCTGGAATACTCCATCAAACCAATAGTTACTGTCGTTAACACTTGGAATGCTCAGCGGGCTATTTTCCCTGTCAATCACTGTAATGCTTCGTGACGTTCTATCGCGGATTGCTATAGCACCTTTCTTCTTTAATGCCTTGAGATGTAAGGTAGCGGAGTTTGGGGATTTGAACCCCATAGCCTCCGAAATTTCACTAACCGTTGGTGATATCCCATTTCGATTAATGTAATTAGTTATAACGTCTAGCACGGCACGTTGTTGCTTGGTGAGTTCCTGCATTAACTCCTCCTATATGCCTATGCAACCTTAACTACGGCGGCTAAATAGTTTTTAGCGATTGCCATCTGCTCGGCATCATTCATCGCGTCATGAAGTGCATTGTGCTTAATCATCTGAAAGTACGGCTGGTGGTCAGGCACATAACCTTTTTTACTGCCCGTTAGCGCATCGATGTACGTCCGAACGTCGCGCTTTCCGTTGTACTTCCAAGGGCATTCCATGCGGCAAGCGCGGTATGCGCTTTCTAGAATAGAGCCATCAAAGTCGGTACCGCGAAAGTAAATTGTGGCGTCAGTATGTTGAGCAATCCAACTATTCAGATTAAGTAGCTGTTCAGCTAACGATTCACGATCGCCGGATAATGCTTCCTGCGCGTCCTGCTTCTGATTTCTCCACCAGTGCTGCGTATCTTTTGAAACAGAGCGCCCAAGCATCAGCTGATCATTAGCATCAAGCAGACAATAGAACGCATTAGTTGAATACTCAGAGAGTTCAGGATCACGACTTACAGCCAAAATAGATTCGCGGGTACCTTCCAGATCGTCCACATCAAAAGCAAAAGCCCCAATAGAAAGGATGAGCGCAGAAGGGCGCACATCCATAGTTTCGGTGTCGATCACGATAGTGTTAATCATTTGATTGTTCTCCCTTTGTATTACGTGGCTTGCCAATGTAGGCCGGGTAAAAGGCACTTATTGGATAATATGCGTAACCTTCACACGGCATTCCGAGGAGCATGTACGGAGCCGGTTTAACCGAAATCACCTCATGAGATTGCAGGTGTTTAGGTAGTTGAAAGCGCCCAAAATCAGGAACCCGAAACGGGAATACAACATCGTTAGGTTTATTGCTCAGCTTGTAATCCAGACCAAGTAAGCGGCGTGCTCTTCTGTTTGCTGTTCTGTTAGCCATCTATTTCTGCTCCTGTTCTCTAATGTGCTCGATGAATGCATCACACTGTTTAGCGAGATAGCTGCAATCAATTGCTTCAACTTCGTCGAAAGAGTCCATGTAACTTGATGCCTCTTTTCTGTAATACGCTGCCATTTGTCGAACACCTTCGATCATTAGTTCGCGCTGGCTCATGCTTGCCATTCGTAATACTGCTGATTCGTCAGCCTCGCGGCGTAGGTTGTGAATACCGCTAATGAGAGAGGCTATAGTTGCATCTATAGAGTCGTTAATTGTCTGAGCCATCTATTTCTGCTCCTGTGCTGGGGCTGCGGCAAAGTGTTCAATCCCTTTAGCCCAAATATCCTTGATGGTTGTCCAACTGACAGGAACCGTAACCTCGATCATCCCGCTACCATCACAAGTTTCGCACTCATCATCACCAAAGCATTCGGGGCAGCTAATCTCTGTCTGCTCAGTGAATTCACCAATCATGCATGACTTAGCTCCGTTTTCTGCCGTTAGCTTGCATGGGACCAGTGTATAGCCGGAAGGCAACTTGTAAGGATTACTTACAGGTTGCGCCGGAATATTTTCTGGAATATTTTGCGGTTCGTTTTGTTGTGCTGTAGGCGCAAGAAGTCGCTCCAAATCCTCTCGCGCATCGTAGCTTTGCACTGCACTGAATTTTCCACGACTACCGTCGTTATCAAGCAGGTGATTTACTGTTTTCCTGTACGCCAATAGCTCCTCCGCCACGCTGACAGGCAACATCACGCAGCCGTTCCCGACTTCGATACAGTTTTTGATTCTTTTTTCTAAACGTTCAGTTGTTAATTCAGACATTGTTCAGATCTCCCACGACTTCAATCAGAATGTCATTCGCTAAATCGAGACTGATTACATCATTTTCTGTATATGGAGATAGCGGTTCGCTAGCTGGCTGAAAGTGCAATACTGTATGGTTCCCGTAATAGTTGATGTATCGCAGCCGGTAGCACTTACCAAAAATACAAACAACATCATTAGGCTTTGCATCAGTAACGGGCTTTTTAACTGAGTGGTTGGTCAGTTGGTGGACTTCACACAACACATCAAACCGTGTAATGGCTTCACGTAATATTGCCGCTGCATCTGGATATTGTTCAGTAATAAGCTTCACGCCTGCATGCGCTTGCTTAACTAATGTTCCTGCTGGTATTTCACTGATATGCGTCATTTGCATAACTCCGTCAATTCAACGTAGCGCCCCATAAAGAGATGCTCGGCAACCTCTGCGGTCATTGGTTCGATAGTGAAATCAGCAACTGGAATACCTTCCAAAAGTGGCCACGGTTTTTCATCGACTATGCCAAGGTCGCGTTTTTCTGATGCCAGCATGATGAGGTCTGCATATTTGACGCAGCTGCTTAGTGCTAGTGGTAGGCCAAACCGTTCGCAGATAGCCATTTCAACGCGTTTTTCTAATGCGCGATAATCTGGCAAAAGAAGCTTTATTGGTGATGGAATATCTTTGATGTAAGCCTCGGCAGCATCATGCATTAGCGCCTCGAGTGCGAACTCTGGCGGTACACAAAATGATGTGTGATAGCAGTGCTGGGCAACGCTGTATGCGGCCTTAGTGTGACCGTTAAAGCGGTTTTCTCTCGCTAGCGCATGAGCAATATCCTCGATCACTATTTGCTCGCGCTGAGGCTCGATTAAATTAAATGCTTTACCTGAGAAGGTAATAATATAAGGGCTATTCACTTTTTAATTTCTCCACACATTAAACAGATAATACTTCACTAAGCACCGAATATGCTCGGTGCTTAAGGCTGTATTAAATGTTATTAATAATTAGGATTTAAAATTTCCGATAAAGGTTTCAATTGATTTTCCAGTGAATTGCTCTGTGAGCAGATCACGGAATTCGTTTGCAATTTCTTCCTCTACAGCTTCCAGTTGAACAATACGCAGAACGAATAAAGGCGTGTCCCCCGTCAGAATACTATTACGCAGACTGAAACGGCGCTCGGATAAGCCTTCATAAGGTACGCACTTAAATTCAAAGGCCACAGGCATGATCTCTTTGCTTTTAGCCTCCACACTTTGCATCAATGACTGCTTACCGCTGAAATCAGCATCTTCATGATCAGCACTTTGCACTGATTCAATAGTGATACGGCGAATGGCGCTCACAGCTTGTTTAATTGGAAGCACATTGCCGTCGGCATCAAAGGCGGTGAGGAAGTCGCTCCAATCCTCTAGCCACTCTGCAAGCTGCTTCTGGCGTGACTTCTCACCATTAAAAGCAAGTAGGGCACAGAATGGCGCAGTTTTCTTCAAAGCGATTGCTGCTGTGTTATCGGCATGGCCTGCGTTCTCAAGTGTGCCGAGGTTGAACACGGAGGTCGCACACATATTGTCAGCGTCGATAAAGCAACGAGCACCCGGCTGGCCTTCTGAGTATGCAGATGAATAACGAACGAAATCGGCAATACTGGTAGTGCTTAATTTCCCACGAAAACGGCTACGGCCTAATTCTAAATGCTCTAATGATTTAATTTGGTGATTTTCAGGAATAATTACGGCAGGGCAATTAGTCGTTTTAATCGGGTCCAAATAAAATGCAGATAATGTAAGTTCTTGGATTTTATTAATAGTGCAAGCGTCTAATTGAGACATGTTTAGTCCTCGCTTATTTAAAAGCGTTAATTTAAAAGATTGAAATAAAACTTAGGTATTACTGTTTATTTAGTTACTCGTAATTTGCCGTCTACCTCTCCGGTAATTGCAAATAACTGGCCCTGATCTTCTTGTAAGATCGTCAGCTTGCCACCTTTCCCAACGTACATCGGTGTTTCGGTGGTGTCTTCTTCTGACTGCTTGCCACGAGGTGTTGGTGTAACGAACTTCAATTTGTGCTTAATACCAACGCGCTTTTCTTCAACTGAGTTGCTCAGGCGGTCAATATCAAACGTGAGGACAACTTGTCCTTTACCGCCGTTGTTGAGAACCCCCAACGCGGTATTGTTGAGCGCTGCGGCGATCTTGTTAACGAAGATCCCCGCGTCGAGCTCGCCCAGAAAATCGGGCACTACGGTCATGCGATCATTGCTCATCGGTTTACCCTCTGAAATGCGGTATGTACCGCGCTTATTTACTCCACACACTGATTTGCTGTGGTGGCTGGACTTGAACCAGCGACGCGAAGCTCGGGCGGCCTCCGCTCTACCAACTGAGCTACACCACAACAGGAAGAACATTGAACGGTTCAGGGAGTTCTTCTAGAGTTTCCTTCGCCACAGTAAAATGCTCTTCCTGTTGTGTGCTGCTCAAAGAAATGAGTTTTCAACTTGCTCGTTTCTTTTAGGTACATTATGTATCTCAATGGTACATTGTCAAGCATAAAAAAACCCGCCGAAGCAGGTTTTTTGAATTTGCTTAATTTCTCGTTCTGTATCTTCTTGGTTTACCGGAGAAAATAACTGTACCAATTATCGAGCATTTGCCATTTATCGTGATGTATTGCTCTGGCCAGTTTTTATTAAGCGCTTTCAGATACTTTTTCCCACCATCTTCAATGAGGCGCTTGAATGTTGTCTCGCCGGTATCATGCATCAATGCAATAACATCATCTCCATTTGTAGCGCATATTTCAGGGTCTACAAATATCATGTCACCCGGTCGATACTCATCGATCATTGAATCGCCAATCACACGCAGTATGTATGTCATTGGCCCGCATGGAACCGGGCAAGGGAATGTTTCAACCAGACTCAAATCAACCTCTGAGTATCCTACTTCGGTCCAAGCTCCTGCTTGAACCCACGATATAACGGGTACCATCGCAATTTGCTGCGAAGTAATCGTAACGTCTTGGGTGTCCGTAACATTGGTTGTTTGATGCTCTTTATCTAACCAACCTAGCGGCATATTGAAACAGTTTTCAATATGGCGAGCGAGATCATCACCAATATTCTTAGTGGCGTTTTCACCCATGAACCTGCTGGTCTGCGTGGCTTCGCGATCTATGAGAGCAGCAAATGACGAATTGCCACCAGCACTATCCCTCAATTTTCTCGCGTTTTCGCGCCTAATTTCTCTGATCGTTTTCATAGCATCATTAAATAGTTAGTACCGCGTTGGTACAAGTGCCTTGAAGGTTCATTTAATTCATGTAATATGTACATTGGAGGTACATAATATGCATGAGTACTGGGATGGCCTAACACCAACTCAACGGGTTGAACTCGCAGAGAGAGTTGGTAGTAGCGCTGGATATTTACGATTAGTTTTCAAAGGCCACAAAAAAGCGGGCTTTCTCCTCGCTAGACGTCTAGAGGAAGAAACCCACGGCGGAGTTTCTAAGACTGAGCTACGTCCAGATATTTACCCTAAATCATAAGGGTATTGAGAGTGATTAAAACCACAAAAGAGAGACCAATACTGTGGACAACAAGAACTTTCCAGCCCCGGCAGATATGACAGCAGCAATGCACAAGCTGATCACTTCAACACCGGGTGGGTATGAAGCGATGGCGCAACAGCTTTCGTACGACGGTACCCATAACGCGCTGAGTAACCGCGTTCGTCAGATCGGTGGGCAAATGGTGCCGTTCGGTATGGCTATTCAGCTGGAGGCCTTTTCCGGTCGCACGGATATTACCGAAGCTATGTGTAAGCGTGCTGGTGGTGTGTTCGTGAAACTGCCTGATGTGGATCAGGTCGGGAATGAAGAGCTGCTGCACAAGTTTAACGACCTGCTGGCTGCGCTGGGTGATTTTAGCCGAGCACATAACGAGTTCACCCATGACGGCGTGCTTGATCGAGAAGAAAGCAAACGCCTACGCGCCAAAGGGTATCGTGCACAGTCTTTGATAGCCGAGATTTGGGTGATTTCAGAAATGTTGTGGGGAGAGGGTGACGCCAAGAGTATGCAGCTCTTGGCGTCGGGTGCGACTAAATCAGTGTGTGGAGAAATAACCGCGTGAGCATTTTAACAACAAACAAACGAACTCCGCAATTCCGCTGCAAACCGGTACCCGGTGGGCGTAAGCCGATTGCGTTTCCGTATGCCGCTAAATTACAGGGTGAGTGGACCGACATCAACCACAACTTTGTTGAGTGGGCTGTGGGTGAGCTGCAGGCTAAGCGGGGTGTTGCATGAAGAATCTACCAGCAAATCAAATCACCATGACTAGCCTAGAGCTGGTGGATTTCATCAATTCTGAGCGAGAGGAAAAGGCTAAAGCAGTGGGGGCAACTTTTCCAAGCAAGGGGCATGCAAAGCTACGTCACGATCAGTTTTTGGCTAAAGTACCGTTGGTATTGGGTGAAAATCACTCACCCAAATTTTTGGGTGAGTATAGCGATACTACTGGGCGAGCTTTGCCTTGTTATTTTCTGCCTAAGCGTGAGGCTTGCTTAATGGCAATGAGCTACAGCTACGCCATTCAAGCCAAAGTATTTGACCGCATGACAGAGCTTGAGGAGCAATCTGCGACTTCAGTTCCTGATTTTTCAAACCCTGCGATCGCTGCACGCGCATGGGCGGATGAGTATGAGGCAAAAAATAAAGCTATCGCCTATACCGAACGCCAAGCGAAATACATCAATCATCTCGAAAACCTCTTTATTGAAGGGTTGACCCCTGTCCAGTTCTGCAAACAACTAAATGGCGTTAATACCAGCAAGGTTAGCGCCTATCTCGCCTCTGCGGGATGGTTATTTGATGAGAATCACAATGGTCGCAGTCTGCGCTGGCGTGTTTGCTCATATGCGCGTGATCGCTACTTAACAGAGAAATCCAACACGATAGCTCGTGATGTGTCTGATCCGTTCACAGCGCATACACCTATCCTGCTGAAAAAAGGTGCTGTCTGGATATATCGTCGCTACTTAAAGGGCGAATTGCCGATGAAATCTGATTGGAATGGTGAGTTCACTCACGATAAAGAATTAACAGAGCACATGATGGGGAGGGTTGCTTGAATGAAACTATCATCCCTATTGATCGTTGGTATCGAGATTCGCATGGCGTTCCAGTGCATGTCATTGGCTGGGACTATGAACATGCACAAGTCATATTCAAACGAGAAGGCTATGAGCACGAATGCATGCAGCCTTTGCGTTATTTTCGTACCAAATTCACACGAATACGTGATGATGATTGATTCCATGAATTCCGAGAGTTATAGTTTCAAAGCACCTGCAAAATCAGGTGTCGGGATTGGCGTCCCGGAATTCGTAAGAGCGCACAACCGCGCTAGCGGTTTTTTTGTGTGCGACGCACAGCTACATCCTTCAATGGTGGGCTGGGTGGGGGCATCGAAAGATGCGCCGGGTTCTCTTGCGACCGGTACGCCAACTCTGCTCAGTTCACCACCAATGATTGGCGTCTGCGGTGGTGATATAGATCACTATTCGCAAGAGGCTGCCATCATGGCTACGATCCCTACCCAAGCCGCAACCAAAGAAAACCTTCAACAGCTTTGCAGTGTTACTTCTGCGCTTCGCTATTTGCGTGCTATCGAACTTAATAATGCCGATAAAAATAACACTCTAGCCAACACTATCGAGTTGCTTACCACAGAGCGCAAAACGTTGGTCTCCGTTATTCTCCCCGAGATTCATCGCTCTTTGGGCCTCCATACTTATGACAAGGGGGCGGTATGAGCTTACTTTTACCATCTCGCCCACTGATAGTGCTTTCAGACCTAGCAGAGCGCATCGGTTTAAACGAGGCCATCGTTCTTCAACAGATTCAATACTGGCTTACTGAGACAAACTCAGGTATCGAGCATGAAGGTCGTCGCTGGGTATATAACTCAATCAGAGAGTGGCACAAGCAGTTTAAATTCTGGAATGAGAAAACAGTAAGCCGCACGTTTACTTCATTGGAAAAACAAGGGCTTATCACTGGCGAAAAGCTATCGAAAGATAAGCGTGACCAAACGAAATACTACGCTATTAACTACGATCATGCGGCGCTAGATGATGCCGAAATTATCAACAATTCCATTGGGACAAATTGTCCAACTCCATTAGGACAAAATGTCCAAATGCAAAAGGACAAAGTGACCCCATGCAAGGGGACAAAATCGGGGGATTCCATTGGGACAAATTGTCCTAATGTTCTTACAGAGATCACTACAAAGAGTACTCAAGAGATCACATCAGATAAAAACACTGTGGGCAGTTCGGCTGCGCCGACCGACCCAGAGGTAGAAATTACTGATCAAGCGATTCAGGTACTCAAACATCTGAACCAAGTGACCGCCTCCCGCTACCAGAATTGCAAATCCTCACTCGAGAATATTCGAGGCCGCCTGCGTGATGGGTTCACCCCTGATGAGCTGGTATTGGTTGTTGATTTCAGCGTTGAGCGCTGGGCAAGCAATTTGGAGATGGCTTCTAACCTGAACCCTGTCACGTTATTCCGTCCGAACAAGTTCCCAGCATACCTGAGTTCTGCGTCCAACTGGTCTAAGGCTGGCCGACCGCCTCGCACTCAATGGTCAAAAGGCAACCAAGCCAAGCCGAAGGGATACGTTGATATGGATTTTTCTCAGCAGGATTACTCATCGATCCCTGCTGGATTTAGGAACGGTTATTCGAGCGAGAAGCCCCAAGAACCCGCTTCGCCAGTTGATAGGAGTGAATTACCAAGATGGCTCGTAGAGCGTACGGGAGGTGCCCTGTGAAACAACAAACCATGCCAGTAATTCGCCGCCACCGGCTAGCGCTTGTTCAGCTCCATCAGGAAAGAGCCCAACGTTGTGAAGCGGCAAAACAGTGGCGCCGCGCTGAATACGAATGGTCCCGAGTCATTGAGAATTGCGGTACCGAAGAAGATATGGAACACGCAGTTAAATGCCGCAATGCCTGTGCAATCTACTGCCGTGCCCCGTATGGAACAGTCGATCCGCGTATGGATTTCGAAGCTTGTGTGGAGGCCATTTCGTGAAAGAAATATATGGCGTTGATGTTTTATCGCTGATCGCGACTATTCAGCAGGTTCGCCGCTGGTGGCACGTACGCAAATGGCGCTCGCAATGGGGTGACGATCAACACCTGCGCAAGATTGCAGAAAAGCGCCAATGGATAGAAGTACTGCGTGTTTTTCATTTCGAACGTAATTACAAGTTTATCAAGCTGATGGTTAAGGCTGATCAGCGGAGGGGGATTCTGTGAGCAAATCAGTGGTAGCACCAACGCCAGAACTATTACGCCAGCAGGCCTCGGAAATGCTCAAACGTGCAGAGCAGCTTGAAAAGAACGGCGCAACTCGTGACGCGATCAAAAAGGCACTGGTACCGGCTTTACGCGATGTGATGCAGGCAAAACATAGCGTCCAGACATCAATGGATTCCTTGCTCGATGCAGTGGCAGACATGGAGAAGAAGATCGGCAAGCTTGAGACCGTGGTCATGGAGGTGCTGTCGTGAATATGGACATCAACCCATATTGCGCCGCTTTAGCTGCTCAACGCGCAGAGCCAGAACATTACATCAAAGACGTTGGCGATCAGTGGCGTACCCCTGAGTCATTGTTTTGGGGCATTAACGCGATGTTTGGGCCAATCACTCTCGATCTGTTTGCCGATGCTGATAATGCAAAATGTGATGCGTATTACACCGCAGAAGATAACGCACTGACTCAGGACTGGTCAGAGCGCCTGAAAGAGCTGGGCGGTGCAGCTTACGCAAATCCACCGTACAGCCGGGCGAAAGAGTATGAAGGGCAATATGTCACAGGTATGCGGCACATTATCGATCATGCGATGGCTATGCGCGAGAAGGGCGGTCGTTACATTTTCCTCATTAAAGCGGCAACCAGCGAGGTGTGGTGGCCAGAAGAAGCCGATCATGTTGCTTTCATTCGTGGGCGTATTGGCTTTGATCTGCCTGTGTGGTTCAAACCCGCTGACGAGAAGCAAAAGCCTACCGGCGCGTTTTTTGCTGGTGCGGTGGTCATTCTGGATAAGCAATGGCGTGGCCCAGCAATCAGTTATGTCACCCGCGATGATCTAATCACTCGAGGCGATGCATTTCTGGCACAGGTTCGTCGTATGGCTGAAAAGCTGGTGGGGGTAGCTGCATGAAGTTAATCCTGCCATTTCCACCCAGCGTAAATGGTTACTGGCGTGCCCCGAATAAGGGCACTTCAATCGGTAAGCATTTAGTGAGCGAACGTGGACGTAAGTATCAAGCTGAAACATACGCGATGGTTATCGAGCAGCTACGCCGTAAGCCGAAGGCGATTACTGAGCACTTATCTGTTTCCGTTGTGCTATTCCCGCCGACCAAGGCGAAGCGTGATCTGGATAACTACTTCAAGGCTCTGTTTGATGCGCTGACGAAAGCAAATGTATGGGCTGATGATAGCCAGATTAAAGAGCTTTCAGCCAAGTGGGGGCCAGTCGTTAAAGGTGGTCGTGTTGAGCTGGTAATCGATGAGGTAACGGTATGCGCATGATCCTCACGGCATTCCCACAAGCAGACGCTGGCGTAGTTTTGCTTAAACCCGGACAACTGACGTGCAAATTCCACAAAGGCCAGCGCCTCATGATCACCGAGGCGCCGAAAGAGTTTGCGAAGCTGCCTGCGGGTGAACTACCGGCACAGTCTCAAGACCTTGCCAACGATATGGCGCTGCGCCCGTTTTTCTCACATTACGACGTGATTAAAGCCGCTGGCACCGAAAGCGCCCTAGAGGTGTGGGTTGATAAAATTAAAATCTGCCAGTGGAAACGCAATCATCACGATAGAAACTTAAATACGGTACCGCATAAAAACGGTGCCGTTCGTCTGTGTTGGAGCTGCGACAACCTTCACCATGATCAGTTTCATCCGTCGTTGGGTGATATAGCCGAAACCAACCGTGCCGAATGGCTAGTGGACTCTGTGCGGCGCTCATTAGGTTTTAACGAAGGACACCAACTGACACTACCGGAACTTGGCTGGTGGGCTTTTCTTAATGGTCTGACCCATCTACTGCCAACCAGCATTGCGTATCGCGTCACAAAGACGCCAGAGCCACCAGCGTTTGTTGGTGGTGTCATGAAAGAGGCCGACATTAACCCGTGGCAGCCAGACCCAGATAAGGTGCTTTCCGACCTTATTGTGTTAGCTAAGCCGATTATTAAGCTGGCAGGGGATGAAGCACCACCAGCGAGCTTTATGTTGAAACCTAAGCTGCAGCGCTGGGAGTGTGAGAAGTACACGCGGTGGGTAAAAACGCAAAAGTGCTGCGGTTGCAATAAACCAGCTGACGATCCGCATCATGTGATTAATCACGGCTTGGGCGGCATGGGAACCAAGACGCATGACCTGTTCGTGTTGCCGTTATGCAGACGGTGCCACGACAAGTTGCATAAAGACGTAGCCACGTGGGAGCAGAAACACGGGGATCAGCGATTCCTA